TGAGGTTGCTCCTTCACCAGTCCGATTTCATCCCAAACAACGTCGGCGCTGTCAGCGTCGAAAATCTCAATTACGCCTTTCATGCCACAGGATGTGGACATGCAGGTGACTGCGTCTCCATCGTAAAGCCAATCTTTGTCACCCTTTTCTGTTTTAACCATTGCAGTGTCGTTTCCACAATGTGGGCATGGTGCAAGCCAATTGATTGCCAGAGTCTTCATCCCTTCCTCCCAGCGCGCAGATTGGCTGCTACATTAGCGCAGATGGCTGGAGCATCAGTAAAATCATCATCGTCAGATGTCACCAGCGCACGTAAAACGATGTCGGCTCCCTGTGCGTGGAGTTCTGCGGTGAATGCGTCGGTATTGGGCGTTTCTGGTTTTGGCATGGCTTTAAAAACAGCCAAAATAACTTCACTATCGTTTTTTACCCAAGACCAACTTCCGGCCTCGCAAGAGTCATGATCAAATTCAGCCGTATTACCAAATGCTTCCAGCGCTTCATCAGGTATGGCTTGTGGAGATAATGCTGACTTCAGCGCCGCATTCTCAGCCACCAACCCCATCACATACTCAATGACCGACTTACTCACTGGCCCATCACCTGTAATGCCGAGTCCGTTGATGATGTTGTCTTGTGAGAGCTGAAGTGTGGAGTTCTGCTGAAGAACGGATAGGTAGTCGTCGTAATCAACAAAGCCGCCGCGCTCTGAGGTTATGACTTCACCGCCGCCTTCATGAATTTCAAATTCATAGCGAGTTACGTTGCTCATAGTGTGTTCCTTGAAAGAGGGTTAATCATGGCGAACCGGTCCATCCTGACCGCCGATGCGATATGGCGCATATGGACCTTCCCATTCCTTGGTTTCGGTAACGCGAATTATTGGCTGGCGAGGGTAGGTGGCTGCCGTGCGGTTCATCAGCATCCGTGCTGACCAGTCCTTATTTCGCATTCCGTCAAGCTGCGGACTAGTTCTGCCGGCTGTCATCTCATCTACCGCATACAACGCACCGCACATGACAAGCACCTTGTTCAGTGGCGCATCTCTCATGGCTTTGAGGCTTCGTGCGTAGATAGGGCGCAAGTGTTCAGGCAGGCCATCTGAGATGGTCTGTTGGGTGTTTGTCATGGTGGTTTCCTACGAGGGAGTGTTACTTGATGAGTTTTTGCCAGATTGCAGAAACGTAGCGCGCTTGGTGAATGGCGTCAGCCAATGCGTTATGCCTCACGCCATCAAATGGCATGTCTTTCTTTGGGTAGAAACCGATAACGCGGCCCATTTCAACAATCGTTCTTACATCACGGTCATTCCACCATTGCCATGGCGTAATATGTCCGGCAATCGTGTAACTATTGCGAAGAATTACACAATCGAATGAAGCGCCATTCCCCCAAACCTGCAGATGTTTGGGATTGCTATTCTCTGACGAGAAAGCTGATAGCCGTTGCAATGCGAAAGGGAGATCCATTTCCGGTTTAACCACAGACTTTCTAGCCTCATCGCTTTGTTCCATCCACCACATTACCGTGCTGGCGTCTGGAATTGCCCCGAGTTGCATAGATGATTCGAGGCTAACTGACGCTGAAAACTCAGGACCGATTTCGCCAGTTGAGGGTTCAAAGAAAACAGCGCCGATGGAGATGATCGGTGCATTTGGCTTGTTGCCCATTGTTTCAAGGTCAACCATAAGATGATTCATTGCTGCTCCTTAAAAGGGAATGTCGTCGTCAAAATCCATCGGAGGTTCGTTGTTTTGCTGGGTAGGCTGGCTTTGCTGTGCCGGTCGTGATTGCTGTCCGCCGCTTTGCGATGGTTTTCCGCCTTCAGCTTTACCGCCGAGCATCTGCATCGTTCCGCCCACGTTGACGTGAACCTCTGTGGTGTATTTCTCGACGCCTGCTTGGTCCGTCCACTTCCGAGTGTTGAGTTTCCCTTCGATGTAAACCTGAGAGCCTTTCTTCAGGTATTCGCCTGCCACCTCTGCCAGTTTCCCGAACAGAACTACGCGGTGCCACTCAACTTTTTCTTTCTGCTCGCCGGTAGCTTTGTCACGCCAACTTTCGGATGTAGCCAGAGTGATGTTTGCCACCGCGCCACCGCTAGGCATGTAACGGACTTCAGGGTCTTGCCCCAAATTGCCCACTAGAATTACTTTGTTTACGCCTCTACTTGCCATTTATGCCGCCTTCTTAAAATCTGATTTACGGTGCTTATAAGTTTCGATGATCTTGTCTTGGTGTTCTTTTGAGTCACCAACCTTTGCCCACGCTGTTTTATAATGGTCAGTGAGGACAGCCTCTGATTCGGATTTGGTCGCATCATTGGAGAATGCGGCGACTATGTCGTCTGGGGTAGGTTCTGGCGGTTTTGGTGGTAATGCCCACTCAGGAAGTTCAGGTGTTTGCCACCAAATATTTCCGAATTTATTTGTCTTCTTGTCTTTGTAAGATGCTTTGTTCCATCCGTTGGTCCGCTCAGTGCTGCAAACGGCAAAGCGCTCTTCAAGTTGATAAAGATATCTGCCAATTCCCCATTGAACTGCTGCGCGCTTCATTGCGCCGGACATTCCTCCCTTAACTGCTTCTACCTGTGTATTTTCAGCTGCATCCCACTTTGTGATCCACTCGTCACCGACCTTTATCGATATCCCACACATCACCCCGGTATCTGGTGCCTTCTGAAACTCATTTCTCCATCCAGCCTTGCCGCAAATCTCATCTAGTCGCTTCATGATGGCTCGGTTAGTCACATAGCAGAGAACCATTGCCCATGGTCCGCTACTGGCAATGCCACACTGCTGAACGCGCCATTCAATGTCCGCTGGTGCGAACGGCTCATCTAATTTATTCAAATCCACGTTGAGCCTCCTGAATGCGTTTCTGCTGCTGGCCGGTGCGGTGATCTGCATTGGCCTCTATCTGTGCCATTTCATCCGTATAGCGTTCATCAGCAATTAGCCGGGTCCATGCATAAGAAGCTAATGCAGCATTAAATCGTTCGTCCTGAGTCATGCGGCCTCCTTGAAGCTGATTTCAGATATGACTTCGAACTGATAAATCCTTCGTCTCGCAGCAGCGCAAGCCAAGTAGTTGGCTGCCGATCGTCTACTTCCTGCTTTCCTGCAAGCGACGGCGCTATTCATCCAATGGCTGTGCCACCAAATCATCTTTTCTTTGGTCATTTAAATGCCCTCCGAAGAAGTTTCATTGCTACGCGCCACATCTTTGAGTTGCCAGTCAGTTGAGCCAGTCGTGACAGTTCCTGTGCTTTGTTAAAGTGCGAAAGCTTCATGTGGAACCCCCGGCTGATTCATGATTTCGACAAGGCGGCGAGCGCCGTTCTTAACGTTGCGAAAAATACGGTCGAGTAAAGATTCAGAGCAGCCCACGCAAGGCCACCCTGATACACGATAGGTATGCATGGGATACTCCGGTTTAATTAATATTGGATTGATGTGTGGGGAATGTTGCCGTCTTTCAGGGCTGTGAGAGTGGCGATTGCCTGCTCACGAGTAAGGCCTGCATGGCTGGTTAATGCGTTAACAATTGCTGTGCCGATGGTTTTGCGATGGGCTACGTCAGCAGCTCGGGCAGCGGCTTCATCAGCGACACGCTTCTCTTCTGCCAGGCGAGCATCTTCTTTCTGTTTGGCTTCACGCTGTATGCGTTCGGCTTCCTGCTTGGCTTTGAGTTGCTCCGCTGCGATAGCTTCCTGCTTCTCGCGTTCTGCTTTCTGCGCCGCCTCTAGCCGGTCGGCTTCAGCCTTAGCTGCCGCGTCAATGCGGTCTTGCTCTGCCTTCTGAGCCAGCGCAATGCGGTCACGTTCTGCCTGTTCAGCCTGAGTTTTCAGGTCGGCTTCGCGCTTTGCTGCTGCGTCACGTTCCTGCTGCAACCTTTCCTCAGCCTCACGATTAGCCTGCTCTACTGCCTGACGCCTTAACTCTTCTTCGTGAGCAATGCGCTGGCGTTCGGCTTCTGCCGCCGCATCTGCTGTTTCACGGTCACGCCGGTAGTTTTCACCAAGAGCAATCTCGTGCAGCAGTTCGACTTCTTTAGCTAATGCCTCAGCGGATTTCTTAGCTTCCTCTTCCAGACGAATACGCTCCTGTTCGGCTTCCCACTCCGTTAGTGGTAGGCGCGTCTCATCACGCAATGCATTGCAGGCGTCAACAAATCGCTTAATTTCTTCTTCAGCAGGCTTCACCGCTTCTTTCAGACGCTTAAGATACTCACGCCCTGGTTTTTCAATTGCAGCCTTGCTGCGGCTTACTGATGCAGAAAGTGATGCAACGCGGTCGCGACCTTTCTTTGTACTGAGGTCAGGCACTTCACTGACGCTGGCCTTGATGTGTTCCAGGTAACTGTCTAATCCGTTCGTGATGTAGAGCGCCGGAGCCTGTTCCGGTTTAATCTCGATAACGGATAATTCGGTTGTTTCGCTCACGGCGATCTCCTTATTTGGTTAGATGAAGAAGTCAGCTCTTGAACTGGCTTTTGCATCCATTAAAAAAGCCGCTTGTTAGGCGGCTGTTTCTGCTTGCTGTGTCAGGCTCTCAATGTATTCACGAGGATCTTCATAATGGTCGTTGTACCAATCCACCCACTTATCGGAAAGCTCCATGTCGGTCATATCTTCTTCTGTCAGACTTTCATCCCACATCTGCAGGCCGTTCATGTTGCAGTAGTCCGGCTTGATACGGTTCTCGAATTGAAACAGGTCATAGTCAGCCAGCGCATTCAGCATTCGAACGCCTTCCTCTACGGTTGCCACTTCAACCTTGAACGACTTCATCGGAATTTGCGGAACATGCCACACGCGTAATTTCATATTTACTCCAGTTATAAAAAAGCCCTGCGTGGTGACAGGGCGAAGTGGTTCACAGCATTAAGGTTGATAAGGGGCGCTTATCTCGATGCGCACTCAGTGAATGCGCAGCAGGAAGGGGCTCACTCGGTTGGTCTATCTGGATATGGCATCCAGTGAGTGACCCCTGCTGATAAGTACATTTTTGTGTATAGCTGATTCCCTTCTGAGTCCAACCCATCGCCAACATCTCTGAAGTAATCTTCGATGTGAACCATGTCATAACCTCCAATAGGGAAACCGTACTGCCCTCCACCAGTAAGAGAAAAGACCAAAACACTATCGTCTTTCAATTCTGGGAGTCTTTCGCTGCACTTAATCCACTCACTCATACTTCCTCCTCAACTCTCTCAATCTCAGGCTTACGCAAATAAGCCGCAAACTGCTCATGCGTCATATCTCGCGTTACGTTTTCACCAATTGTTTTTAGTCTGTACATATACCGATTAGCCATCCGAATGACGCAGAAGGTCTCACCGGTTAAAGTGTTGAATAGCTTCATGGGGATGACTCCGGCGGGGTGTTGGTCTTTTAAGAAAGAAGAGAGTTCAACTTGGCTAAATCTGCTTCAATATTTATCTTGCGAGTCGAAAAGTCTTTTTCAGCGTTTTGAAGCGATGCTTTACTGTTACTGATTAAGTGTTCTTTGATTATGGAAATTTCATCTTGGCTAAAAGTGATTCCGCATTTTTTGCATTTAGACAAATCTTCGATTCCAAGATAACTTTTTTCCATCTTGGCTAACGCAATACTTTTAACGTACTTCTGCGCCTCTTCGTAGGTCTGAAAGAAATGCACGATAGTGTTACCACCGCTGCCATCTTTATATCTATTTAAATTGTACGAAATATCACCATTGCTTTTTCCAAGCACGGTAAGCATGCGGATTCCTTCGTATTTTTTGTCACCATACCAAGAGTCAGTCTGGGACATGCAGTCGGGTATGGATTTAATCTCAGGCACAGAATAACTATCTTCAACCGCGAAGTTGACATTTCCTGTCATTACATTAATGAAGTGAGTAAAATCCTGCTCATTGATGTGGTCACTAAAAACCTTCACGGCAGCAAGCGTATCTCGGTAGAAGGAAAGGCGATTTCGAGTTTCTTTGATTTCTCTCTCAATCTGCTCGCGGTTTTCTTTTGCTTTCTGAGTGGCAGCCTCTTCTGATTTTTTCTGTCGTGAGAGATAAGTTTCAACTGGCGTGTCATGAAGGCTTTTCACTACAAAACGCTCGCCACTTGGTATTTCATCGCCTTGCTCGGTAACAAATATTTCCTGAACGATAGTTTCCTGATTGTTCAGTTGTCCGACAATCGCAACCTTGCGACCGTCTGATAAAAATTTAGTTTCCATATCGGTAGTCTCAGTTAGTTATGTGATGCGGGGTGGGGGTTAGAAGAGGTGAGTCAGATGGCCTGCGTTATATCGGTATTCGACCTCCTTCCCGTAATCAATATTTAAATCTGCATCGAATTTAAATCCGCGACCGAGATTATGCTCATGACGAGTCATGTAGCTTCTGCCGTATTTGACAAGGTCATCCATGTAATCCTGAACAACACGCTTGGTGTAGTCTTGCCCTCGAAACTTATCGTCGTTTCTGGCCTCGAAGCGTGAATGAAGACGATGTTGTTTGATGAAATCATAAAGCTCTTCGAACGTGACCATCTCTCACCTCATAGTGCAGTTACTGTTGCTGACAGGAGGCCTCAAATACCTTCTTGGCCGATTCAATTCTTGCTGCTGTGCCTGCGTTAGGCTCAATCTGCTGAATGCGCTGAGCGTCTTGTAGCAACTGAGCGATGATGTGTTTCAATTCTTCGTTGTTCATTCTCTCACCCCTTAATAACGTGATTATGTTTCATCGACACACGGCAATGCTTTCCAGTCGATATCGTTTTTTGCTGAATCCCAAAGCCCTTTTGCTTTGTATTTTGCAGAACATGGAATGCAGATGTTGTAAGGCCTTCCAATCATGTTCAGGGATATTCTCTGCATTTCTTTGGGCTCTAGCATGTAGCCGCAGAATTGGCACTTATGCATTTTTTTACCCCCTCATAACGTGATATGGATGCTCGTATTTATCGCTGCGATGTCCGTAATTAATCTTCATCTTCAGGTGGGTAGGTATCGGCGAGGAATGCCTTCTCAGCAGGAAGATCATCTAGGCTATAAGCTTTCTTCAGTTTTACTGGCTCGTAACCACCACTGTCATCAGTGGTCATCCCGTAAAATCGCTCTGATTTGGCTAGAGGTTCTTTGTTGAAACCTTCATAAACCTCAAAAGTGTTTTTGTCGAAATCGACGACGTATGCCCATTCACAGAAAAGCGATTCGGCTGCAAAACTCAGATAAAGATTTACCGGGATCGGCTCACTAGAATCATGAATAATCTTGAAAATATCCGCACCGGCATCACGAGAGAGAGATGGGTGATTAACCTTGTATTTTTGGCTAATTTCCACGCTAACGAATCCGTCGCTCGTACTGGTATCATGCCCAACGTCTTTCCACCATGCCGCAATCTGTTCGTCTGTTGGCTGAAAAGTTGAGTCAAGGGATGTTAAGAATTTCTGGCGATCCATTTTTTTAAGAAAGTCTAGAAGTTCAACACCTTGCCCTGAAGGATAACCATCCCACTGTCCGTATTGAGCAACCTTGTATTCACCATCTTTAACCGCACAAATCAAATGTCTTGTTCCCATAACTACCTCGCCGTTATTGTTTCTGTTGGCTTGCGGAAGCCAGCGCTGAAGATTGCTACATCTGGAAGGCAGATATTGTCTGCGCTTGCCTGTTCTTTACTGCGCAACGGTAATGACATCGTTGCTTTGTAGACTCTCGCTGAGCAGCCTGAGAGGCTCAGAGCGACGTTCTTTTCAAGGCTGATGTCCTTGCTTGCTTCTGCTGCGCATTTCGCTCTGTAGCGTGCAATGCGGCGCTCTCTTGAGTTCATGGTGTTCTCCAGTGGATTGGCTTTGGTGATGTGGTGGCAGGTGCTGACCATTCCTGCTTACATGACACGACCTATAGCCGTAGTCTTTTGAAGGTGTCGTCATGTAAATCCCTACGGCATTCATCTGCGAGTTAGCCCCTCGCATTCACCACATCCCAAAGCCAACTGCACTTTGGTGCCCTCGTATCAGGGCAATCATATTGTTAATGAGCAGCTGAGCTTCTTGCCCGGCGCGGTCATCTTCCTGATCCGCATCGATGTTTCGTTTCGATGAGTGAAGAATACAAGATACCTTGTATGTCTGTAAACAATAAATCTTGTATATTTCATGGTGAATTACTCATTAGCTTGTTTTTTAAAGGAATATAATTTTGATTTTCTTCAGGCGTTACTCATCGCACCTAGCAAAATGCAGGTGTCATGCGATAAAGTTGTACGAAATTCATTCTATGGGGAGTGCTTTATGGAAGATTCATGGGAAGAAGAGCGTGCGGCGTTCATTGCGGGTGAAATCGGCGGTGCGGTGATTGAGCTGATAGTGGCAGGCATCGTCATTAACCGAGACGCGATAGTAGACAGCCTGGAGGAAAAGCGAAGGTTAGTGGGTAACACGATACACAAAGGGATTCTGCGGGATGCAGCAGAGCACGTGAGGAAAGGGAGGTGACTTGCAGGCACAAAAAAACCGGCTCGGTGGCCGGGTGGTTCGGGTTAATTTTTAAGAACTTCTTGTTCTGGGTGAACAATCTCAAATTTACCTTCAAAATCTTCATAATCATTACTTAGCTTCATGACTGTGATCACTGAGGATAGGTGCTCCCTAAGTTTAGGGTGTCCAATTTCTTGAGTTAGGTGCTGGTGCAGACGCCCTTTGCGATTGCTCTTTGCAGCGGTTGCCTTTAATTCATCTCTTAATCCAGGTGCTAATCTATCGTAAACAATTTTATTGGTAAGCGTCCCAAAGTAGGCGGGGAAGTTACGTTTCTGTGGGGGGTAAGGAATTCCTCTTAATCTGCACATTTGCTCGTAGTAGTCAGGCTGGAAAGTGTGGACCCAAGGCTGTAGCTCTTTAGCAACAAATGCTTCAAGTATTTTAGCAAGTGCATTTCGCTCTCGTATTCTTTGGTAGCCCGTGGCTTCATCGACTAATGCAACGATGCCTACTCGTGCGAAACCACGCATGAGCAGCTCTGCTCTCTTAGCAATGTGCGACTGCTGAGCCCTAAGTACTCCTTCATCTCTAGCTGAAAGCAGTGCTTCACATAATTCAACGAGCAAAATAGCGGGATAGCCAAATGCAGTGCTATTGTTTGGAGTTCTAAATTTTATAGGGGTGTCGAGAACCCTCTCTATGTCTTTGGATACAAAGGGATTAAACTGTTTTCCTTCTCCAAAAAGTGCTAGTCGCGATCCTACCCCATTTTGACTCCACCCTAAGCCAGTCGCGAGGCCTGTAGTGGTTAGAACTCTCGTTTGTTCTTCATCATCTAAAACGTAACACTCAAGCTCTATCTCACCAATTCTTAATGGTTCATCTTTAGAACCAGCCATGACTTTTGGAAGTGAAGCGATTTCTGCCTTTGCTTTAACCATTTTTAAAGAAGCTGCTTTTTTTTCTTCAGGCGTCATCTTGCTCGCGCGTGCTTTTCCACCCTTAGCGCGCCCAATTACTTCTTCTTTAGGATCCTTTGCATTATTCATTTTGATTGCTCGTGTTGTGAAAGTACATGCATTAAACCACATGCATGTTGTTACGTGCAATAATTATTATGCACGTAAAAAAGGTCGCACCTCTGCGACCTCACCCGAGCTCCCCTCAGTCCACATCCCTGTGACACAGCCCCATAAACCAGCCGCCACTCACGGCACTGGCTTGCTGTCTAGTTGAACGTCTCTTCTAACCACTGGGCTATGGGATGTGTTCCCACTTAATATCCACGACCACACCGATTATCTTACAGTTACCATTTACGATTGTCGGCGGATGGTGAGGATTTAGAGCCTTCAAATACTTACGTCCAGCATCGACCATGAATTGCTTAAATGTAGCCTCATTCTCGTTTTCCAGCTTAGCAACAACTAGCTTTCCGCTGACAGCATCTTTCTCTGGATCAACAAGAATTATCATCCCCTCTGGCACGGTAAAGCCTACCGGTGATGTCATTGAATCACCTTTGACTCTGAGCCAAAAAGAACCCTCACTAGCATCTACGGTCGTTTCAGGCCACACATCAATTTCTTCTTTCCTGTATGGCTCTACAGCTTCTAACCAGCTTCCCGCGCTTACCCAGCTTACAAGCGGATACTGGCCTTTGTTTTCCTTTACGCCAATGTAGGAGACGTTACCAGCTTCACCGCCATCCTTTAAATACTCCGGGCTAACATTTAGAGCCTTGGCTAGATCTAAAAGATTACGTGGTGATTTTGTTTTTCCAGTCTCAACATTGACGATTGACTGTTGTGTCGTATTCGATCTTACAGCCAACTCTTCTTGCGACAGTCCCATCTCAAGCCTTTTGGCTTTAACCCGCTCGCCGATATTCATAAATCACCTCATATATTCCCTCCAATGGTCACAAGAAAAGCTGTAATTGACAAACAAGGTTTCTTGTCTGTAAAATACAAGATACTTTGTCAAGGAGGCAATATGGAAACTATCTCAGAACGCCTCAAGCAAAAGCGATCAGAGCTAAACCTGACTCAAGCTGAGCTGGCAGAAAAGGCCGGAATTAAGCAGCAGTCAATTCAGCAAATTGAATCAGGCGCGACTAAGCGACCTCGCTTTCTGTTTGAGATTGCAAGTGCCCTAAAGTGCGACCCATCTTGGTTGCTCTACGGAAAATTAACTAACAAAGCAGCTTAAGCACCACCGCTCTTTACACAATTTGGCCGCCCTGACTCAAGGGCTCTAACAACAGTGGCAGCCCCACGGACTGCTATCGCACAACTAACCAACAACGGAAGTATCACGCATGGACTTAGCAAGAGCACGCAAGAAGGCATCGCGAATTGAATCGCAACTGCTTGGCAAACTGGCTGTATTTGGTCAGAGCAAGTTCGCTCAGATGATGGGCGTGCATGAATCAACGGTAAGCAGGATGAAAGAAGGATTTTTCCAACAGGCAAGTATGGCACTGGCAATTCTAGAGTATGGCGTAGATGACACGGAAATCGTGGAGTTGGCGCGGAGATTTGCTGACGTGCTGACAAAGAAGAAATGCCCGGCTGCAACCGAGCATTCAGAACAGATAACCATTAACTTCTAGCGGGTTTCAAATGAAAGAATTCATTGCAAGAAATGCGTGTTTTTTGGCACTTCGATTTGCCCACCCAACTTTGTTTCAATCTGACGGATGGAAGACAGAAGCATTTCTGTTGCCCTTGCTCCAAGACAAACCGAAATCTCCATCGTCATCCCAAGCTCAACAGCAATCGGCTGCGGATAAACCAGCAATAGTGCCCCTGTACTGGGGTCGTAAGAAACGCTACTGAGGCTATCAATGGGTATTACTGGACCGGGGCTCTTTTTCTCATCACTCATGAAATCACTCCAATTAGTAAGGGGATTTCATAGTAAGCCAATTATCCAAATCAAAAAACGAAAACGCCCCAACAGCGGTAACTGTCAGGGCGTCAATGCAAATTAACTGGATCAATTCACAGGAGTAATTATATGCGAAAGAGCAGAAAACTCAAGCAAGAAGAGGAGCGGCGTTATCCAGACTCACCCGATCCAATCGTAATGGCAGCCGCAACGAACAAGCCGTTCGCTGAGCGGTTTATTGGTTGTTACAGACTGGCTAAGGCAGGGGTGAAGAATGGGCAACGCAGCTAGACATTTACAGCTAGTAACCACCTCTCCTGAGGTTATGGAGACTCGCGTGGCACAACTTGAGGATGGGTTCACTCGGGTGGCAAACGATCTGCTGGATGCTGCTATGGCCTCAGGATTGAGCGAAACAGAGCTGTGTATTCTTCTCGCTGTGTGGCGGAAGACATACGGCTACAGCAAAAAAATGGATTGGATCAGCAACGAGCAGTTAGAGGGAATGGTAGGCAAGCATCACACGCATTGTTCTACTGCTAAGAACTTGCTTATCAATAAGAAAGTCCTTCTTCAGCAAGGCAGAAAGGTTGGCATGAACACCAATGTAGCCGAGTGGAAAACAAAGATTAACGGGTTCTGCAAAACATTAGCTAAACCTGCTAAGAAAACCTTAGCAGAAGTTGCTTCTGAAACTAAGCAGAAGTTGCTAACCACAAAAGACAATATACAAAAGATAAAAGAAACTACCCCCAACCCCCTTCCGGAGGTTGTCGCGCAGGAGGTTAAACCTAAACGAAGAAAACCTGTGTTAATCGATTACGCAGCCTGTATCAATTCATTCAATGAGTTGGTAGGAGATAGACTTCCCCACGCCGTGGAAATGAATGATGACCGTAAGCGAAAACTTAAAACCTTAGTTACTTCGCTGGCAACGCCAAACGAAGACGGGTTCCGGGCTTACGTTAAAGCGTTTCTAAATCAGGCAAGACCATTTCACTTTGGTGACAACGACAGAGACTGGGTAGCTAATTTTGATTACCTGCTTCGCCGCAAGGTTCTAACAGCAATCAGGGAAGGTACTCTGTGATTACTCAAGATATTGAAGCCAGCGTCATAGGCGGACTACTGATTGGTGGGTTGACGCCTGTTGCCAATGAAGTCCTCAGCACGCTGAGACCGGAAGCTTTTGGAATTAAGTTTTATCAGGAAACCTTCAAGGTAATACAAAATCAGGCCAGAACACGGAATATCATCGACGCGATGATGGTTGCCGAGGAAATGGGAGATGAACGATTTGCTGATGTAATGGATACCTATCGATCGTGCCCAAGCGCGGCAAATTTGAAAGGGTATGCAGGGATAGTTTCTGATTATTATGAGCGTCGTCAGGTTCTTGCTTTGATTGAGGAACTAAAAGACCCAATTTCTAACGGGAATCTTGAAACATCTGGAAAGGCTATGGATGACTTGGTTGCAAGGCTATCCAAGGTGAGAAAACCTAAGTCAGAGATTAGACCGATTCATATTAGCGAGATTCTCGATGGATACGCTAATCAACTGGAAAATCGTCTTAAAAATGGTGAAGAATCAGACACCCTTAAGACGGGGATTGAAGAGTTGGATCTCATTACTGGAGGTATGAATCCTGAAGATTTGGTAATTGTCGCTGCAAGGCCGGGCATGGGTAAAACAGAGTTCTCGCTGAAGGTAGCGGAGGGAGTAGCAAACTCAAAAGTACCGGGCGGAGATCAAAAACGTGGAGTTCTTATCTTCTCAATGGAAATGAGCTCTCTGCAAGTGGCAGAAAGGTCTGTAGCTGGAGCGGGTAACATGTCAGTCAGTCTCCTCAGAAATCCCGCAAAAATGGATGACGAGGGATGGGCAAGGGTTGCTGACGGAATAGGCAGATTATCTTCCCTCGATGTTTGGGTGGTTGATGCATCTCGGCTCAATGTTGAACAGATACGTTCAATAGCAGAAAGACACAAGCAGGATAGTCCAACTCTTTCGCTTATTCTTGTCGATTACCTTGGCTTAATTGATAAACCAAAAGCTGAACGAAATGACTTAGCAATAGCTCACATTTCTGGAAGCTTGAAAGCCATGGCAAAGGATCTGCGCACAACTGTGATGTCACTTAGCCAGTTGTCGAGAGATGTAGAGCGACGCCCTAACAAGCGGCCAGTGAATGCTGATTTGCGAGACTCCGGTAGCGTTGAGCAAGACGCTGACTCAGTGATCATGCTTTATCGTGAAGCCGTGTATGATGAGAATTCCCCCGCAGCACCATATGCAGAAATAATCGTCACCAAAAATAGGTTTGGCTCTCTCGGCACTGTTTACCAACGCTTCGTCAATGGTCACTTCATGGCTTGTGATCAGGAAGAGGCGAAAGGTAAGAGTTCAACAAGGCAGCAGGCAGAAACCAAATCAAGAAAATACACAAAAGGAGCAGATGTATGACGCTAAAAAATATCGATGTGCAAGCTTACGCGGACAAAGAGCAGCGCCTCAATGAAATTATTACCGTACAGGACGAACATATTGTTATCGCCATTCCGGGCAATGACTTCGGCCAAACATATGATATCCCACTCAGCAATCTTAAAAACGGCGAGCAACTTGTTTCATGGATTTTCCAGTTGACAGAAAAGAACTGGATAGACCGTGACATTTTGCGCCGGTTCATAAAAGTAGCCAGCAAACACGCAGGCGTAACCTTGTAAAACATTATGCGGGGGACGCATGAAAAGCAAAAACATGGCCGCTTTCGAAGCGGCTTTTTTGTGCCTGAAATTTACAAAGAAACCGACTGACAATAAGTCATGGCGGGGAGGTGGGTAATGCTCGGTGAATGGATAAAGAGCCAGGTATTTAAATCCGAACGCGAAGAATCAGACCGTAAATTCACCCTCCTGTGCAAACTCCCTGCTAATACCTTTGCCGCTATCTACGCAGATTGTGACGATGGATGCTGGTCTGGCTGCCTGTTCAACGGAGTTTACTTTACGGACTGGGAAATTTATTCGGCATCACTAATGCGAGAAGAAGGCTACGAGGCCTTTCTGTAGGAGAAGAAATTGTGAGCAAATCAACGACACTAGAACAACTTAATCAACGTTGGCATGAGCAAAAAACCGCTAAACATAATCGCACTTTCAGTTCTGCAGGGAAGCCAAGCAAGGATAGATGGGCGCAGATTGTCCATGCCCATAAGCGCCGCATAGATCGGCAACATAGGCTGATAAACAGGGCTTCTTTCATTGCTGCTTATCTTTCCGAGCTTTCAATGTGGGGGCCGTTAATACGCAGCAACCGTAAGATCATCGGCTACCCAGAGCGAGTATACGTTTTTGGTAATAGCGGGATTCCGAAGGAGAAGCAATCATGATGGACACTAAGGCAGCATTTGAGAAGTGGATCAAATCTGATGTGAATCTGGAAATAACTATGCGTTGCACGATGACAAAAGGGATGGCTTGGGAAGCATGGCAAGCATCCCGCGCGACAATCGAGATTGAGATGCCAGAAGCCAATGCGCATCTTATCTGGGTTCAGGCTGGGTATGCCCCAGATGATTACTGGGATGATGTAGAGGTTTCTCGAAGTAAAGAGGATAAGTGCTGCGATGGCTCTGACCGGTACGAAGTTTATGCAAAGTGGCAGCTTGAAGAGGTGCTCACCTCCCACGGAATCAGAATTAAGGGGAAGACGGAATGAGCATCTTAGTAGAACTTCGCAATGGCATGGTTGGCTGTGATTATTACAAGGATATGAATGACGCGGTGGAGCAGTCAGTGCGAGTAATTAACATCACGCCACAAGGTCGCGGATTCCATGTGATTTTCCGCTATCACGGTGAGGCTCAAGGTAGTTCATTCACTGGTCTGAATAGACCCGGGTTTCGTAGACACTTTTTTGCCTCATAATGGAGGCTCAATGAAGGAGTGTTTATGTCAGCCAAAAATTTCACTGAAGAATTCAAAATTGAAGCCGTAAAACAGATTAAC